CGCAGGAAATACGCTTTCTTCTTGACCTGCTTTCCTCCGATGATGTCTACCTGGCAGGTTACGGCCGGGAAGAGATCAAGGTAATTCCTTCGGCGGAAGAGTTTTCTTACCGTGTCCGTCCGGACGCGCCGCAGAACGTGACGTTAAAGCTCACGTTTGCCGAGAAGGAGTCCAACTGGACGGGAGAAATCACGGAAAGCGGCTACCGGAAACCGCGGGTTCATTCCAAAGAGTTCAGTAAACAATTTAATTAATGTATCTATATGGCAACACAGGAGTATATCGATGATCTTATTATAGTCATTGAAACCGCGGAGGACGCGGAAAGCGTTACCAACCAAATGGTGGCGGCGGTTCTTGGCTTCTTGAACGAACACCTGAAACTGGTTTCCCAGGGTAAGGAAATCGAGGCGGAGGAAGCCGCCCGCATTGCCGCCGATGCAGCCTTGCAGAAGGCTATCGACGCCGTTTCTCTACGTATCGACCGGCTTGTCGGCAACAACGCTTCGCAGGCAATCGACAACTTTAACGAAATTCTTGCTTTTCTGGACGGGCTTAAAGACAGTGATTCGCTGGCCGCATTGCTGGCCGATATCAACGCCCGTATCGGCAGCGAAGACGGTTCACAGAGTGAAGACGGTTCCCTTTGGGGAAAGCTGAAAAGTCTGTCCCAGGATATTAGCAGTTGTTCCGAGGACATAAGCACGTTGCAGGCAGACCGTGACGAAATGAAACAGGAGTTGCAGGAAACTGCCGGGCGTCTGTCTTCCACCTTTACCAATGTAAACAACCTCTTGAACGCCGGCAGCGTTTATAGTGATCTGTCGGGGGTGTTTGCAGCATTGAAAACGGCGGGGAAGATTGACGATGTCCGGAAAAACGGCGTGATCCTTTCTTTCCTCACTGCCGACGGCTGGGTGACGAAACAATTTAAAGGCAATCCGGACACGGATTTTGAGAATGTCGAAAAGTGGGAGGATTTCGGCAGCGGCGGTTCAGGCGGCGGGAATACCTATAATGTAACCGGCAGTGTGCCGCTTACGGAAGGTTTCTATACCCTGGCTTCCGCCATTGCCGCGGTACCGGAGAAGTGGCGCGGCCGGGGGCGTGTCATCACCTTTGAAACATCGCTCGGCAAATGGGAGACGTACCAGTTTACCGGAACCGCCCTGGATGCCTGGGACCAGGAGGCGAGCTGGGAAGAGTTCGGCGGCAAAGGAACGGTAAAGAGCGTAACGGTAAACGGCGAGAAGCAGACGCCGGACGCGGCCGGTAATGTGAATGTAAACGTGGATATCCTGGAAGTGGACGAGACTTTGTCCGCCGATTCCACCAATCCGGTAGAAAACAAGGTAGTAACCGCCCGTTTTAACGAGGTGGACGCTTCCACGCTGTTTAACGTAAATGCGGAGGTAAGCGAGGATGAAACATCCGTCCGTCTGTCTTTCCAGAACAAAAGCGGCGCGGAAATTACCGCCGTGGATATCCCGGCCGGTTCCGGTGGAGGTTCCGGCGAAACGGTGGCTACTAAAATTGTCTTGAATGCGGCTGTAGATAACGCCATAATCAAGGAAGGCGGAAACGCCCGTCTTACTTATACATACGATCACCAATACACCACGGGGGATGAAAAGGGGGAATCTACCGGGCAAAAGGCGGATATCACCGTTACGATCAGGCGTGGAACAACTACCATGTATTCCCAGACGGTCAGCGATGTTTCCAAAGGCAGTTACGAACTGGACCTTTCAAGTTACTTGCTTGTTGGGAATACCGATATTTACGTAGTGGCAACCACAACCGATCCGACTACCGGCAAGAAACAGACCCGACAGGCGTTTACATCCGTGAAGGTTGTCAGCCTTTCCCTTACCAGCTCTTACAATCTGGCCGGGGCCATAGCCGCAGGCGGTTATACCCTGGCCGACACGATTAATATCCCTTATGCCGTGAGCGGTTCCGGAACAAAGGTCGTCACGCTTTATCTGAACGGCCGGCAACAGAACGCGCACACCATTACAAGATCGGGAACGACAAACGGCAGTTTCAGTTTGTCCCCCTCTTCGCTTGTGACCGGCCGGAATACCGTTCAAATGGTTGCCGAAATGGAGGCTTCCGCCGATCTCGTGTTAAAGTCTGAAAGTATCTATATTGATATTCTGAAATCCGGAGGATCGGCACCGTTCATCGGCACGATGATGAGTTTTCCGGACGGCCGTATTTTTACGGAGGACCATCTTGTTCCGCGCTTGGAAGCGGGGCAGTACGAACAGGTAAAATTTGACTTTGTGGCTTATGATCCTGACGCAACGCCGGCTCAAATGGACGTTTACCGGGACGGGGTGAAAACGCAGTCTGTCAGTGTGGCCCGTACTACGCAGACATATACCAACCGTTTTACGGAGCAGGGCGAGATCACTATGAAATTTAAGACGGGGGCCACGGAATACCCGTTTTATATCGACGTAACGGAAAGCGGGATCGACTTGCAGGAAACTACCGCCGGGCTTGTACTGAAACTTTCGGCAGCCGGGCGGAGCAACAGCGAATCCGATCCGGGAGCCTGGGATTATGGCGACATACATACGACATTTTCTGGTTTCGACTGGAGCAGCAACGGCTGGACGG